CGACAAATCATTTTAAATAAGTTTGGTGACATAGGGCCTTTGTTATTAAGTGTATATTCCATCATACAGTCATGGCCTTCTTTAAAGCTATGAAGCACAACGGCCCATAAGGGTTCACCATCATCACGATACTGCCCGAAAGAAACGCATTCTTTAGGAAATTCCTCAAGAACTTTATCACCATACCCACCCACTCTCTCTTTACAGTACTTAAGCAAATTAAGGTCATTGATCTTTATCTCCATTAAATCCTGCCGAAGCTTGGTTGAATTAAAAAATTAGTCTCAAAAAAGTCAACAGCACCAGAACATTGGAATTGCAAATTTATTGAGGTGCTATATCCAAGCGTATTAAAGCTTAAGAAGTTTATAAATGAGTTGGCTTGAGCCCACGCTGTACCCCATGGATCTCCCCATGCTGCTCCTAGAGCCGGATACATAATCGAATATGGCGTTGTGAATGGCTTATAATCCACTGAGTGACTTAAGGTTAGGGTTAAGGCGGAATCAAACCTCACCCGTGGTCGGATGGCGGTCGTTTTAACAGAACCTCCCGAAGCCTTGAATGAAGATTGGTAAGGATTATTAAGGTTGGCTTCATTAAATGTCATATAACCGCTTTGATAAATCAGCGGATATTGTGTTGTTCCTGAATCTAAATAATCGGGGCCATATTGATAAACTTTCCCATCGGTTCCACCGCAATAAAGGGTATTCCCATAAACAACCCAACATCTTGCATTCATACCTGTAAAACGGCACCACGCGGTCGTATTTACATTTAAAACATATTGGACAAAAACATTATTAGACTGCGGAATGTTAACGAGAAGAATATTATCAATTGGTGATAAAACGGCTTGCCACCCAAAACCAGTCGGATTTGCTGCCGCGGCTGTAGAAGCCGCACCTTTGATGTATTTGTTGATACCTGAGTTATCTTTTCCAAAGCTTAGGGGAAGCAAAGAGGAAACCGTTTGAAACCCATCATTTGTAACAAACATGATATCAGGCCCGAACTTTATGACCGATCTTGAATTAAGCGGCCTTCCCGCAAAAAACACACCAACAAGTACAAAGTCTACGCCTGGGTCAGTTCCTTGATAAATGATGATTTCGCCTGTAGACATAAAGAAGCAAATGTTATCTTCTTGTCCGTTTCCACCGTCATTGGTGAGCGTTTGAATGGCTATAAGGTTTCAGCCAAAATTTCCAACTGCGCCCAACGGGAACTTAGTCAATGCATGACCTAGAGTGCTCAAAGCTGAATACCAGTAGTCTTGACTATTAGATTCTGTAAAATAGCTTCTATTTTTAAAGACTGTAATTGAATTTAAGGCATTGATCGAAGTAGGGCCAGAAACAGTCATTGCACCAAGAGTTGTTCCATCATAAACCTGCGGTGCATCCGTTCCGTTTACCAGACCAAGGGTAGCATTCATAACAGCACCTTGCCATTGATTGCTTGCGAATCCTGATCCTATGGATGATGGTGTGCCAGTTGTGATGTCATAAAGATTTCCTGAAGCAGCAGAAATGAATTTATTTACATTGACGGCCTTCAATTCAAATAAGGAGTCAACATTTCCAGACATGCCGGACGCAAAAGCGGCAAATCCTTTTCGACTGGTACAACTTGCTGTTGAAGGAATGATATTATCCAGCACGAGAGCCATTGTGGAAGGAATTTCAGATATGGAATCTATCGTGTTCCAGCCTTGAATTGGTGCGGGTATGCTTACTAATGGCATTGGCTAACTCGCCGGATAATTAGAATCTTGCGTTGAGGCACCAAGCCAATATGCGTTCCTTCTTGAATTTATGCTGATAGGGCTTTTTTGACCGAAACCATCTTTTAAGATAGCCCTTTGAACTGCCGCAACATAATTTTGATACTCAAAAGATGCTGAAAAATTCTCAGGATTAATAAGAGATTTTGTTATGAGATACCGAACTTTAGCCCCAAGCTGAACGAGGTACTCATTGATTGAACATACATCCGTATCCGCTTGAATCGATGTTTGACCTACTCCGAGGCTACTTTGAAAGATATAAGTGGTCGTATATTCATAATTTATGGTATCTGTCGAGGTGGGGGCTGGCACCACATGAATCTGATTATTATAGATATAAATCATCTTATCGATGCCGGATGAGATCAAATAGTTTTTCTGTATTTCAAACTCTTCAGCCGTGATAGGGGATATAAGTGGTCGGCGGATGCTGTAGTTCCAAATAGTTTTTTGAATGAAGTCTTTAAAGTCTGCGGGGAGAGAATAAGCTTCTTGCGAACTTACGAAGGTAAACGTTGCTCTCTTTACGAGAGCTTGCCAATTGAAATTCATGGGGCTCGTTTGCCCAGAAATTACACCGTTCGATAAATCGGTTGTTTCGGTTGTAATGAGCTGAAGTAATTGAATTGCTGTTTCATCAGCACTTCCAACAAGGCTTGTGGGGGCGGTAAAACCCACCTCTCGCGCTATATTCTGGGCAATCGTTAAAACGCTCATAATTACCCCTTAGCAATTGCATACACCGAAAACGTTGTTGTTCCTGCATAAGTACCAACGGATGTAAATTTCACGCGGAGTTGATCCCCAATGAATCCGTCTTTACATGTGTTGGCTGACATAGCCCCATCTGAAGGGGTATATATTGATGTAACGGGTGTTAAGGCACTTAAGTTATAGGCGCGCTTTTGAGAAGCTGTTGTACCTGAATATTCAGCAATGTCTATCCAAGTTGTTCCAGCATCAAAGCTGGTTTGTATGTAAGCATCGACGCTGGTTCCCCCTGATCCGTAGACAAAATTGATATAGATAGCGAGAGACTTTGCTCTCGCTAACCCACCTATTGAAGCCTTTATGGATGCCGTTTGAGCTGTGGTAATCGTCTCATTCATCAAGGACAATGTTGCTGGCATATTGATCATATGATTAATCCCCTTCAGACGTTTCTAATAGAAACTCATGATGTTACCTATGTTTGTTGTGAACACTGTTGGCAACGGACTTATTGTAGGGATAGTTCCATAAGTCGTTCCCGTTTGAACAACGCAAGGATCAGTTCCGATTGTGTGCGTATTATATCTAGCTGTTGCGCTTGAATATTGGACACAAACGAGGTAGTTAGCTGGGCCGACGGCAGCATAAGGAGTAGCAAAAGGAACCTTTTGATAAGCATCTGTACCCGACCCTGCGGTCGATGCTGATTTAGCGGCTGTGATAGGGGTTCCGTCTACAGCATTACATAAAGCAACTGTAATGTTGCCCGTGACGTCAGTTCCATTAAACACGTTTACACCTGTGATGGTCATGTTGCAGGGAACAAACATTGACGTTATATATGTTTCTGTTGTGGATGGGGTTGAATTGTTTCCATCCGTGCTAACAACGGCTTTTTGTCCTTGAGCATGAAGTGCTCGTGGTGCGGCGGAGAAACCACCTGCGGCAGCGATACCGCCTGTAGGTGTTATAGCACCTGTAACCGCTACGGTTGAGCTCAATGTTGTAGCACCTGTGACACCCAAAGTTGAACTTAAGGTTGCGGCACCTGTCACACCAAGGGTCGTACTTACTGAAAGAGAACCTGTTATTGTCTGGTTTCCAACAAGCGTTTGGTTCCCTGATAAGGCGGCAAATGTTCCCTTCAAAGCGAGGGACTGGAGCGGTGGAAAACCTACTAATGATTTAGTAATGCTAGGCATGGTTTAATTCCTTTATGTTAAAATGTGTAATTACTGGTCTTTAATGGAGAGAAGCCGACTTTGGCTCTTCCCGCTCCTTGGCTAACTGTAGGCGTTCCGACTTGCTTAAGCGGGAATGGCTTGATAGCTTCCATTTGCACGCGCATTTGAGGGACGCCCGCGTTTTTTGGAGAGATTGCTTTCGTAGGTGTCAATTTCATCTTGCCTATGGCCATGGTCGATATCCTTTTGCTTCGTGGATAAAAGTTCTTTCATTTGAGTCTCAAGAACATCTATTTTCTGCTTAAGCTCTTCATTTTCCTCAGCGTGTTTTAATGAAATGGCCGTGTCTTTTGCCATTTCCATAAATGCCTTTACTTTTTTAATCAGCGGTCGCAAATCAAGCGGGATCTTCTCTAAATACCCGTCCGACAAACCAACAAGACCTTCTCCTGTGAAGATGTTGAAATATTCAAGCTCTCTTCGTTCTGAAGGCCCAATAAAAGGAAAATGATTTAAAGGTGTTCCTTCTCTTCCTTCTCCTTTTGAGGTTAAAAACGCAGAATATTGTCTGCTAAACCTTGCTTTATCTTGGTCTGAAGCTTTACGAATGCAATTGTCTCGACAGCCTGGGATGGTGATTTCCACCATTTCCACATCGTCGTATTTATTCATTCCCGCTTCTTTTGTTCGCGCCTCATGTAACAATTCCATAAGGTAGAATCTCACTAATAATTTATCGTCACCTGGAAGCATTGTTGTTCCGTCTGGGGTCATGGCGATT